ATGACCACCACCGATTTGGTGCCGGTATTCGTCGGCGCTCTCGCAGGACAAGCCACTCCACTCTGTAACGCCCGCGACCTGCACGCCGCCCTCGGCGTCGGCCGCGACTTCGCCACCTGGATCAAGCAGCGCATCGCTGAGTATGGATTTGCGGAAGGCGAGGACTTTTCCCCGATTCGGGGGAAAAGTCGCGGAGGCCGACCTGCTGCCGACTACCACCTGACCATCGACATGGCCAAAGAGCTGGCGATGGTCGAGAACAACGACACCGGCCGCCGCATCCGTCGCTACTTCATCGCCCTCGAAAAGAGACAGGCCGCCGCGCTTGCCATCCCCGCTACCCCGTCGATGAACCTGCGCCGCTGGCTGATCTCCTTCGATCACCTCGGCCGCGAACATGCCACGCCCATCGGCATGGACGAGTCCATCGTCAAGTGGGACGAGCTGCCGGCGCTGATCCGGGATCCGGGATTCATGATCGAGGGAAGGCTGCTGGCCGAGATAGTCCACGCTTGCGCCGATCGGATGTCAAGGAAGCTCGCTGGTGGAGCGAACCAGGTATCGGCTTGACCATCGCGCCCGCCACAGCTACGGCATGGGCGGGCGTCAGAAAAGCTTGACGCGCCACCTCGGCGAACAATCGATTACTGAGGTGGTCTAGACGGCGTCGCCTACGGAGTTCTCGGTCCAATCAAATGCACAATTCGCAAATACCACCACAGATCTTTGGCCTGGGCGGTGGCGTTGGGATGGGGAGGGGAAGGTCTTTTTTTCCCATTTTCAGGATCCTCTGAGGTTTCAGGAGAAATTCAACTTGCTGTTTAAGTCGCGTTGCGTCTTGACCCGGAGCCTATGCGTTTTCAGGATGTCATTCTTCTGCCGTTGTATCAACTCTCCGAACTCTTTTCGCAAAAGCCCATACTCACGGGTGAATGTATCGATATCAAACAAAGGATCGATCTCCATTCTATGCCGAAACGTCTCGATCTTTATTCGTATTGTGACGAAGGAACGCTTTAAGTCTTCCCAGTCCTTGACCTTGCCGGGAACAGCAAGAGCTGCGTGGATTATGGAAATTACTGATGCAATTCCGGCGAACGCAGCCCACAGGAACTTGAAGTTGGGGTCTTGCCACAAGGTCCAACCCGACATTGCCGAGCCAGTTGCAGTAAGCGCTACGACAACCTTGGTTACTTCGTCGGTGAGCATCCATCGGTCGACTAGTCGATCAGCCAGCTCTTCGAAAAAGTACGCCTGGTAGTAAGTCTCAAACACCTTGTGCCAGATAACGTCGCGCGGATCATGGGTCATTGCAGCAGTCCTATAACAGAATGCCTTCTGAACAGCCTCTATCTGCAGTGCCGAAAGCGGCGATTATCAGTGGATCTTTCGTCGTCCCAAGAGCTTCTATTGGAACGTCTTCAGAACCCGCCTCGAGAAAACACCCTTGCCATTCTCCTTGCCTTCGCCTCTGCAAAAACCTAGTCATAGGACTTTCACCTACGAAGTGGCGCGCCATGCCCGGCGCACACGTCTGTATTAACCGGCTGGCGCGGTCGTCTTATCGCGCCAGTCCGTGTTTAATGATAGGCAGGTGCGCAGGCGCCGACTATGACTAGCCTCTTGCTTCCCTTCCTGGCTCATCCTCTGTTACTCGAAAGCGCCAATAGAAGCCTACTTTTACCCACACAACGGTAGTTTGGGTTAGCTTCTGGAAGGCGTCAAGTACCTTTCGACCAACAACCAAGTTTCCCTCGCTATTTTCTCGGAGTAAAGTCTCAGCGTTTTCTTTGACCAAGAAGTCAACGACATCGTCTTGGTAAATGCAACCGCTATTTTCTATTTCGGAAAGCATCCAGCGCGCAACGGTCTTGGCCTCCATTACTTTTGTTCTTGCGTCACTGGTTTGAGTGATTCTTCTGGGAAACTTCCTGATTCCAGTTTTTTTCCAGCGAACCACTGGCACCGAAAACGGACGGTGCTAACGTCGTCACCAATGTCGTTAATTTTTTGAACGGTCATTTCTGGACCGCCCGACTTAAGTTGAACGATGTCACCGACTTGAAAACAAGACTGCTTCCTCATTACATTATCCTTTGCGATTGATTATTAATGCTATTTATTAGACTGTTCGTCGATGGAGCGGTTTTTGATTTTTTCCACAAGGCTATCAACCGTCGGAGAGTTATGAGCCTGCCACAGAGTCCGAATCAGCCAACCCAATGAAAGAAGACCGGCTATGAAGAAGATTGCCTCCCAAGTTGGCGCTTTGAAGAATACATCCTTGAAGGTCGACGTCGAAAACACTATAACTATGGCGACCAAGATACCGAGGGGCGCAATCCAAGCTTTACGCTGCTCCGCCGCCGCAATATGCTGATTGAGCACGAGGCGTAGCTTGTCTTCGGTAATCTGAATGATTTCTTGGTCAAGATTGCTATGAACCACCTTGATGGGTGCATTAACTTGGTTGAAGAAGTGACCGTTAGTTGCCATGGCTCGCTTCCCAGAAAAAGGAAAAATCAAGGCGCTTAAAGCGCTCCACAGCGTATCCGGTCAACATAAAAGACACCGTTCGGCCGTTAGTTTGTCCCAGCTCAAAGGGTTGCGCAATGGCCGATGGAAGTGCGCTGTTCCAATTGTTAAACGTCAGAACAGCGTGATCATCCTTCGCGGTGAGAACAAAGCCAGGGTTCTTTATCTCCGGGTTATCCACAAAGAGAACATGCAACCGCACGTCCCAAGTACCAGCCGTGAATTCGATCCATGCGTCTTCGCCTGCAGGCACTAGCAATGTGGCGCTCGCAATTTGCTCGCGCTTACCGACGGTTATCTTCAATGGCCGCTCCCAAGTGATCCAACGAATAGCGTTAGTCTACCGCCATAACGCCCCCCCCGCCATAAGAGCTGGTCGGCACCTCGGCAGCTAGGGCGATAGCATACACCCGGATCGCTTCGATGGCGTTGGGTGAAGTTCTTCGCCGTCGGGTTCTGGCCCCAAGCGCTGGGGCGTCGGTGTGTAGGTCTAGTGGTGGCTTTTGACTCCTATGTGCGGCTCTCGGCGCCGAGGCCCCCTTTCGGTAACCCGTATTCTGCCAAGCAGCGCGAGCGAACCACCTAGTATGCTGGATGCCCCTCCACCCAGGAAGCGGTTGCACACGGTTGTCGTGGCCCTAACCACGGACCGGAATGGCTCCATGGCCGCGCGGTCACCGCTAGCAGAATGAACTCAGGCGACAGCTGTCTTAATATGTACCGCTACTCTACCAGCCGTTGTGCCATCGCCATTAAGAAGTTATCTGTCAAACTTGGGTACTAAATCTCCCGTATCCAAGCGTGGTCGCGCGTCGAGCAGATAATAGTCTGTGAGGAATTCGCCTTTATTCTGCGCGTGCAGCCTTGTCTTAAGCATGTAGAAACACCCCGGGGCGAGTGCAACTTCGACGCGTTCTTTGTAGTGCGCACCTACATCCAGCGTGTATCCATTATTGTAGTTTGGCACATCGGCAACCTTGTATTTCTCTAGAATGTCGATTGGACCTATTATATCGGTGCCTCTGTCCCATTCAATCAGGCCAAATTCTGGAATATCAACACGCCTGATGGAGAGCTGTAAGCCGTCATCACCAGGAATAAATGGTACCGCTCCAACATTCTTAATCTCGACTTGCAAACAAACCAATACACGATCTGGGCTGATTGTGCAAATTGACGCCGTATTTACTAGGTCGACATTCCAGACGTGCTGTCTTTTTGAAATATAATGGTGCCACGTCCATACACCGCCCGCCACGATTGCGAAACTTGTCAACACGCTTTGAACAAGCTCCGCGTAGTTCTTCAAGCAGTTTACATCTATCATTGTATTATCGTCTTGGTTGATCGCCCAATGGTGTATACCATATTGTCTATCGACAAGAAATCCCAAGCACGATGGTGCCCCCCGCTTGCTGAAAGGTCAACCGCACCCTTCAATGCACCTTCGGCACCATCTCCCGCAACCGCTGCCACACCTCCTCGATGATCACCATCGAAGCGTCGTCCGGATGGATCGACGGATCGCCTTCACCGATGGCACGCATCAGCGTGTCGTTCCCCTTCCACAGCCCGATATTGTTCCGAATCCACGTCCCGCGACCGAGGTGTAGTCCGATCAGCTCCGACTGCGCCATGTCAGTAATTCTAGCCCTCTCCTCGTCCGATAGCGCGGCTATTACCACGCCAACCGCTTCGTCGATCGTCTCCGGGACCTGCTTCTCAGGCATCAGCGCTCTCCCTTTCGCCAGTCCCACGGCGGCACCGGGTGACGATCGGCCCACAGTCCGACGCGCTTCTCCCTCGCCTCCTGTTCCGCGAATTCATACCGCCCGGCGTCCTCTGACGATTGGTCCTTCGCGTATTTCCGGTACCACCAGGCGAGGCCAAGCGTCAGCTGTGTGAGGCCCGCGTCGAGCGTCTTCGGACACAGTGTTGCGCGGCAACTCGGCGCCGCGACCATGACCTTGCCGATGATGCGGCGGTAGCGGTCGCGCTTGTTCCACTGGACGTCGACCTCTTTCCCGAACACGAGGGCCGACATGGATTGCTTCGAGCGCTGGCCGAAGGGCTGGGCTTTCTCTGGGCAGTCGACGCCGGCGATCCGAATCTTGTGCTGCTCGCGGTCGGCGTCGAGGACGGTGATGGTGTCGCCGTCGGCGATGGAGACGACGGTGCCGGTGAGGGTGGCGGCTTGGGTGGGGAGGATGAAAAGAAGCAGCAGGCAGCTCAGAAGAGTCGCGAGGCGTCTCGTCGCGCGGAAGTCCTGCAAGTCTCTGATCGAGTAGCGCACGAGGTCAGCTTGCTTCACGCTTCGCAAGCCAGTCGATCAATCCCTCATTGAAAGACCCAGCATCGACCGAGTAGTGTGCTCGACGATGGCAGTTTGGACAGAGCGCGATCACATGAGCGGGATGATCGGGACCACCGTCTGAGAGCCTTACGACGTGATGGACTTCGAGGAAGGGCCCTGCTTTCGCCTTGAAGGGGGCATCGGCTTTGCATGCCTCGCAGGTGCCCTGGGCACGTTCAAGAGCGTAGCGTCGAATCGCGACTGCCCGGGAAGCCACATTCGTGAGCCTCTCCTTGACAGTAGCTCCAGCCGGCACACGTTCCAGGGCGAGGCGGCGAAGATCGGCGAGAGACAGCTTTTTCTTTCGGAGAGACGCAGCGGCTTGACCGGCTTTCGTCGGCGCGTCGCCTTCGCCGACCACCACCGGCGGCACCAAACCCAGCTGAAAGATCAGCGCATTCCGAAGCTCGTCATTTCTGTCCGCACGCTGTTCCACATGATGGCCCAAGTACTCGAACTCGCCGACGTAGCGCACGCGGTCCTTCGGCGTGTACTCGAAGAGCAACAATTGCTTCCCGGCGTCGCGATGGCCTGCAATCGCGGCGTTGCCGCGAACCATCTGCATGTCGTCAACCTGGCCCTCACCCGTGTACCAGAAGGTGCCGTCCGGCCGAAACGAGTCCTCATAGCCATAGGCGCTACCTGATTCAGCGGTGAACAGGAAGATGAACGGGGCAGCCTTGGGCGTGGAAATGCCACCCCGACCTTGCCCGCCGAAACGCTCGTGGATGTCGCTCCGCCGGCGGTAGACCTGGCCAACGATGAATGGGTGCTCGGAAGCCGCTCCCTCCGTGGAAAGGCTATCCGGCATTTCCATTGACTTCTTCGTTGACGGTCGAGCTGGCATCGCTGGCGTTACCTGGAGGCGTTTCTGCACGCAGCTTTGCTATCTCCGCCTCAAGCTTCTCAATTTGCAGCTGAGCCAGCTTGTCGTCGCGGAGTTGAATTTTCTTATACCAATACAATGCGCCGATCAAGCTGAGAGCAATCCCGGCTCCTAGTGCTGCACTGACCACTGTGTTTCCAAAATTCCCATTCTTTGTTGTTACGTCCCGGAGCTGCCTGGTCATTTCGAGCAACTCATCCTCAGCTTTGCTCCGCTGTGCTTTTTCCTCAAGCGAAATGATTGCTTGCGAGTACTCCACTTTCCGCTCGAGTGTTGCTGTGTACATGGATACAAACGAGAAGATCGAGACAATGATCAGCGCAAGGCCAAACAGGCACGTGAACTTGTAGATGTTGTCGGTGGCAATGGGAAAGGAAGGAGTCATTTTTTTGTGGAGCTATCCGTGAGGATGGCCGGCCCTAACACGCCCGCCAAGAAGTTCGGTTTTCAATTCGTGCCCATCACCGAGACTGCATGAAATAATTCGCATATTCAATCACCTGGAATGGGCTTATCGAGAGGGCAGATCACCCCTGTAGCAAGCCTTGAACATTGATTTGCATACCGGCGCTAACTAATTCCTGTGCGAGCTTCGGCTTCCAACCGCCCTGCTCATCCATCTCAATGAAGAGTACGCCATGGAAGTCAGACGGGACCTCGACTCCTGGACGGAACAGACCACAAACTCTGCTACGCCCAAGCTTGCCTGTGAAGTATCCCAACTCAAGTATCACGTTCTGCCGGGCGCGCCCACTCAGCTTCTCGGGCGTACGGGAACTTGCCCCAACGTCATCAGGTGTGAGCAAGACTACCGCGAACCCAACGTCTGAGTACGATTCAAACTTCTCGATAACGGTCTGGCCTTGATTTGCCTTCTCGTGGAGGAGGACAGCCTCAAGGTGCAGCTTCTCCAGGAACCTGGCAGCGGATTGCTTGGCATAGTCATCATGGCCGTGAACGACGAAAACCTTGGTCTTGGAAACTTGTCGCGGAACGTTGTTCGTGCTCAGTTGGCCGGTCTTGCTTTCTGCGGACAAAGCCTCTTCGGCTAACAGCACGTGCCCCTCAAGGTGGCTGACCTGACGGTCACGATAGATCTTCCAGCTTACGCCGCTGCTGGTACGCCCTAACGCTGACAACTCATCGGCCACGTCATTCTTCCCGAGAGACCTTAGCAGCCCATCAATTCGCCTAAGCCAGACGTCATACGATTCGTGCTCTTCCAAATTCCATCCATGCTCTACGAAGTCCGCCAGTCGCTTTAGAACGTTGTTGTTTTCCATTTGACTCTTTCAGCATACGGCCCAACAGCGAGCGATGAGCTGCTGACCAGAAAGCGACCGGCTCTACCGCTGAGGGTTCGCGGCAGATAGACCGTGTTGGAGCAAACCGCCGCGATGGCGGTCGGTGTGGGGATTGTACGGCCGGCCCGCCCGAGGTCAATCGTCTTGCATGAAGTCGCCGAGCGATTCGACGCCCGCCTATGGGCGAGGAAAGCACTTCGGTGTGATCGGTTGGCGACTCTCGACCGAAGATGGGAGAGGCCCACCGTCTGGCGACCTCTCCCGGTGACTACCTTAGCCCCTCACAAGGAAGGCCCAAGCCGTGTAGCCGTAAGCATGGGCGTCGAGCATCCGGGTGGAGTTCTTCACACGACGATAGCGCGTAAAGATCCACCGAAAACCCGGCGGCGCTGGCCGCAATTTCAAGGACTTCTGCACATGACACACCTCCAATCCGGATGGTGGATGCCCCTTGCTTTTCCTGAGCCATGCGTTATGCTGCTAGTTCTCACGCTAGAAGCTTGACTGCATAGCAGGATAGCTGCGTAACCAACCATCCACTGGTTACGGGGAGGAAGGCTTGGGCAATTGCTCAGGCCTTTTTCTTTATTTCGTTCCACCTAATCTCCGCTGCTTGATACGAAACACCGCACGTCCCGGCGACGTCGTCGACGCTGCCACACGCCTGTAGTGCCTCGACCGGCATGAGCAGCTCGGCGGCGAACCGGTCGGCCTGCCACTCACTATCCTCATAGATCTTGTGACCGTTCGGCCCATTTGATCGTGCCATCGAGACGTTTCCATGCAGCATCAGGTGTCCGAATTCATGGGACGCTGTGAATCGATCACGCCCCTTCCCATCCACTGCGCCGTCGTAGACATCTTCGCGGAGCTTGATGAGCGCCTTGTTCGGATAGGTCAATCCGTGGTTAGCGCCCATCTCTTCGCGTGAGCACACTTCCAGAACATAGCCGTCGATCAACTGTGGCAGAGCAAACTCAAGGACCTCGATGATCGGGAAATCCGAACGGTGGTCAAGCCCGAGGTGTCGCCGGAACAACGCTGTGAATTCGCGTATCCGCACCTTGCTCAAGGGCGGAACTCGATAGCCAGGCTTCCTCATTGTCTCTCCTTCAAGACATCAAACATCTTTTCCCGCTGACTCTGATCCAGTTCGCCAATGCGGCGCGCAAATGCAGCAACCAACTCACGGGACTGATCTTCAAGCCCGTCCATCTTGATACGTGCTTCAGCTTGCGACGCGTCAGCGGCCCTTCTCAGTTCGCCCTGTTGCCCCGCATCGAGGCGGAAGTACCCGCACACTTGTTCAACCAAAGCGGCAGGCACTGCCTTGTTGCCAGTTTCCACCGCCGACAAGAACGAGGAACTAATCCCCATCGACTCGGCCATTTCCTTGAGCCGCAGCCCACGATCTATTCGCAACTTCCTCACCAATTTTCCGAATGGCGTCAACATTTTGATTCCTCCACGACACCTTTACCTTCACCTGACAAATTCTCACTTGACCTGACCCCACCTCGACCGCCGCGGCCAGACTCTCCGAGCCGCTCTCTTAGCGATCGCAAGGCGGATTGTACACCAATCACAGGATTAAATAAACCGCTACCGGTTAATTTTTTACAGCAACTGGATTGACTGCGTGAAAGCCTGAGCTGGCCGTGGATAGCCGACGGGCCACAGGGCGCAGGGATGTCAAGCTCTCATATTCCTTTCCAGGATTCACGCCGGAGAAACGTCGTACCCGCGCAGGTCCCTTCGCTGAAAAGCAAACCGGCATGACTCGGCCAGCCGACGCACAACCGCCCGAGGCGACCGCTTTGGGATAGGATCGCTACCCTCTCCCCACCTCATGCGCCGCCAGGCAGTGCCCCTCAAGCTTGCCGATTCTGCGCTCGTGGTCGGCATGTCGGTCCGCGCTTCTGTTGCCCATGATTTGCAGCTCCGTGTGCATTTTCTCGTTCAGCGCGCTCTGGCCGTCTGTGAGCCGCTTGATGTCTCCGCGGATATCCCTGAGCGTGTCGACCGCCAGCCAGCCGAGCGCGGACACGACACACCCGAGAGCCATCAAGAAGAACGGCATCATGCCGTTGGTGATCCATGCGCCGCCCATGTCAGTCCTTTCGTTCCCGTGATCAGGTTGTTACCTGCGTCTGCTGCGCCGAGTAGGCAAGCGCTCCTGCGCCCCACTTGTCTCGCGCGGCCAGCCGCAGGTAGTAGGTCGTGGCCGTGGTGAGCCCGGTAATGGTTGTTGTCAGATCCGTGCCGGTATAGACGAGCGTGCTCGGCCCCGGCGTGAATCCGTCCGTCGTGTCGAGCCATACCTGGTAGTCCTGGAAGTCGGTATCGGCGACGGCCGCCCAGGAGATTGTCACGCTGCTGGTCGTCGCTCCAGTGCTGATGCCGGTCGGCGCGGCCGGAACCGTGTTGCTGATGTTGATCTGCGAAAATCCGGAGGTCTGCCCGTTGGCTACCGTCGCCACCTTGACCGTGAAGTCGCGCCATGGTCCGCCGTCGGCGATGGCGTTCTCCAGGGTGTAGGAAGCTTGCGTAGCCGTCGTGTTGATCGTGCGCTGCAGGGCCGCCTGCGACCAGATTTCGACCGTGTACGACGATGCGCCAACACCCACCGCCCACTGCGCGACGAATAGCGTGCCCGTGAATGGCGACTGCAGCGCCAGATCAGCCGGCCCCGACGGCGCCGCGCCCTGGATGCTGTAGCTGTAGGCCGCCGCCTCGGACAGACTCTGCGCCGCCTCGCCGCGAACGTTGAAGCTGGTCAGCTTGAGCGATATCGACTTCCCGATCGCGGTCGCCGGCAGGACGTACTTGAAAACCGCCTGATCAAGCCTGGCAAATGCCGCGCCCGCCGAGTGCGCGCCCGCAGGCGATCCATACAGACCGCGCCGCAGGTAGGACAGGCTGTAGCGCCGGTACGACGCGAGGGTAGCCGTCTTGTAGGCAAACAGTTCTCCGCCGACGTAGCAGAGCGTGACGTCGTTGTTGACGTCATCGTCGCTGCCGGAGAGCAGCTGTCCGTCTGTGGTGAGGTCGACGGTCGCCGTGTTGGAGATATCCGGCTGCGCAGACGGCGCCGCCAGCACCGCTTGCAGCGCGCCGTATCGGGCCGGGCCGTAAAGCGTGCCGACCTGAGAGTATGACGTCCCGTCGTAGCTCACCCAGACATGGCAGCCTCCCCACTCCGACGACGACCCAGAGACGGCCAACCAGATCTGATTCGACCCTCCGGTCAGATCAAGGGGCGGCTCGAAGATCAGCGGCGCGAGCACGCTTCCCGGAGCGCCGTTGCTGCCGCCGCCAAAACCGGACGAGACCTGAGAGCTGTATCTGGCCGCGCTAAGCACGCCCTGGGGCATGTCCTCGGCAAGTATCGCGAGCTCACCGTCTTCGTCTTCCTCAATTTCTGTGATTCGGACTGGCAGACGATCGATGCCCAAAGCGATATCCGTGATGGTCACGATATCCATCCGCTCGAGGCGAGCGTAGCGCCAGCCCAGGCGGAACTTGTAGGTATTGCGAATGTACAGCCGTCGCTGCAAGCGCATTTGCGCCGACAGCTGGGCCGCCGACTGCTCAGTGAACAGGTGCAGGCGCTGCGGATCTTCCTGGCGCAGCCCATGCGCCTCGATGTGGCCGAGGTCTTGGGCCGTTACCGGTTGCACGTTGTACTGATTCGCGCGGTTGACGAATTCGACCGTCGTTGCGTTGTAGGCGTCGGCCGTCGCCTTGCGGGTGATGATCACCGGATCCTCGTCGCCGGACACCAGGAAATCATCGTCGCTCAGGTCGTAGGCCGGCGTGGTGTTCGGCGTATAGGTCACGCCGTTGCCGGTGACGGCCGAGTCGCCGTAGGGGATGATCTTCAGGAGCCCTTCTGACCAGACGAATTCACAGCCGACGGCTGATACCAGCTCCATGAGGTATTCGCGCGCCTCCCGCTGCTCGATGTAGGCGGGAGAGACGAACAGGCTGTTGGCGGTGCACCAGTTCGCAAAACCGCTAAGGTCTGCGATCTTGGCGGCCGGGAATCCGGCGCCATAGCGTTCGGCGCTCAGGAAGTCGACCACGACATCGCGGGGATTGGCGTCCCGGATGCTGATCGAAAACGGCCGAAAGCCCGTCACCTCAAAGCTGTGGTTCTCCATGTTCGCACTGCCGCCGAGATCGTAGGACCCGCTGGCGACGTAGGCCAGGCCGGAATAGCCAAGAGCCTCTCCCGGGTGGTAGGTCGTCAGATAGCCCCATGGCGACTGTCCGATCGCCCCACTGAACAGCGACAGGCCGAGCTGCGAGAGCGCGGTGATGGTGGACGGATAATTGATGTACTGGTAGTCGATGAACAGCCCGAAGATCGTTCCGTGGCCCGCATAGAACGTGTACGTTCCACCGCTGCGACTGTACTCGGTCAGCGATGTTGGCGCGCCTGGAGAAACATCGGTCATTGGCACTTCGTAGCCGAGGCCGGCGATGTTCGCGTTCACGCCGAGGTCCGCGGAGTAGGTTGCCGAGTTCGGTACCGTCACTTCGTACGGTGGCGAGTCCGGAATGTATGGGTTCGCGTCCAAAACCGTGACGGTCTCCGCCGACGGGATGATCGGCGAATAGATCGCGTCTCCCCGCCAGACGGTGCCGACATCGGCAATCGGCCCCTCGCACAGGCCGAATGCCACAGCGACCTGATAGGTAAACGTGGTGTTCTCGGTCTTCTGCTTGCCGCCGCCTTTGCCGCCGCTGGTGGTGGTCTCCGTGTGCGGAATAGCGATGAAATCGCCGTACCAGATCATGTTGGTGGTGATGCGCGTCTTGCCGAACACCAGCGGGACGCCGATGCCGGAAACGGACGTTTGCACGCGCATCGCTCCGATAGCCGGCTCGGAGGTGCTAATCGTCTTGGGTCGGAAGAATAGACCGCTCACTCGCGAACCCTCCAGAATCCAGCCAGCCGGCCCGCGAGCGCGCCTTGTGTGGCGTTGGCCAGCACAACCCCTTCCGAGTGATAGGCATGGATGATCATTGGCCAGTCGACAACGATGCCCGCATGGCTGATCGCACGGCCGAACTGATAGAGTGCGATGTCCCCCGGCAGAGGTTCGGCGACCCGGTAGGCGTAGTCCTCTACCCATCCGAGGTAGCGCTGCTCGGTTCGGTGCAGATGCCAGTCCGGCGGGTACGGCGTCGGGTCGATGTACGGCACACGACCAGCCGCGTGGTAGACCTCGCACAGGATCATGGCGCAATCCACGCCAACGCCCTTGATGCGCCCCTGGTGATGGTATGGCGTGCGCAACCAGGACCGCGCCTCTTGCACGATTCGTTCCGCGCTCATCACAGCGCCTTTTCCGGGATCGGGATGTGGGGATGGCCGCGGAATCGCGCGAGATTGCCGAACTTAGCGGCGCACGTCGCCGCGGTACGATCACAGCCGGCGACGGCGGAGAAAGAGTCGCCGATCTGCGGTTCCCTCGGCAGCGGCTCAATCAACTGGAACTGGCGCACGGAAAGCCCGGCATGTGCCTTCACGGTTCGTGAAATCAGATTGTTCGTGCCGCCGAAAAACGTCACAACTCCCTGAGCGAAGAAACCATCAGGAACACCACTACCGCCGCCTTGAAACCATGACCGCGTGCCGTTGACCGCTTCGACGGTACCGGAGATCGTGAAAGCGGCCTTGATGGCCCCGCACGCCGAGTCGTACACGGTATTCGCGCATGCCGGCTGGTAAATGTTGCGCGGCATCTTGATGTTCAGCAGCTCGAGATCGCTATTGATTGCCATGAGAACGGCCGTTCGCGAGCACTGGATCTCGGCCACACGCCCCGAGAACAAAACCAGCGTCCCGACCGGCGCCGCGTCCCAGGAAGACAGAAAGGCGCGCTCCAGCCGGACCGTAGCGCCGTCCAGCACACCGTTTCGGGCAGCGTCAATGAACGTCTCGCCATTGATGAAGTCGATCAGCGGCATGAGGTTCGTGGGATCCGCAAAGATCGTCATATCGAGCGTGTCGACCTCAAGACCCTTGGTCGTGCGCAGCCGACCGCGCTGCATAAGCAGGCGCCCACCCCCAGCTATTACCGACCCGCCGGAATTGGTGTATCGCCCCCCTGGCGAAAAGACGTGCCCGTCGGACACGATATCCACATCGGCCGACGTGATGCGGATCACGTAGGTCGACTTCAACGTGATGGTCACGAGGTCGGCCATCAGGAACTGATTCGACCCCGCAAGCAGGGCGATCAGGCCGGCGGAGGCAGTCTTCATGCTGCCGCCCCTTTGTCGGTGACGAATTCAACCTTGCGCGCCTGCCACAAGTCGCGCAGGAACTGCTCGAACTCGGATTGGTCGTTCGCGAATCGGCAGCGAAAGTAGAACTGGCCGGTCCATGTGAGCGCCGCGGCGGCTGGTGGCGCCGCCGAGAACGTCACGAGCCCGGTGCTGCTTATCGTGTAACCGCCGCCCTGAGGCACTCCGCCGACGTAGATCGACGGCGACCCGTTGACGCCGAATATCGGCTCCGTCGCGCCGCCGTAGGTCCGTTTGAGTTGGAAAGCGGTTGTCGAGCCATTGCCGGTGCCGAACGCTTGCGCCGTTACCGCGTTGTCGCTCGGGTCGCTGTAGAGAAACGAATCGAACGACCCCTGGCGCGCATTGAAGAAACCTACCAGCGCCTGTAGCTCCGCGAACCCGTTCGCCCCGCGCAGCACCTCATACGACAGGGTGAAGTGCCAAATCGGATACGAGAAAAAGGCCGCGCGCAGCTCCCGGCCGTTGGCGCTCCGCTGGACCTTTGTCGACCATTCGGGTGTCTTGACGATTCCCCACTTGAGGCCGGGAAGCGCTGGAAAGACTTCATTCGACATGATCTGCTAGCCCTGATTGAAGTTGCGCATTTGCTCGCGCATTACCTTGGCCAGAGTGCGGCCGTTGTTACGCAGAAGCCGCTCCATGCCCTGTGCGTCGGTGGTGTGGATGTGAACCGCCATCGCCCCGCCATCACCGCCCATGCTGCGAATGGTGTCGGCGTGCTCCTCGGGTAGCACCATTTCCCGCGCGTGCAGCTGCGTCATCGGATTGACGCCGGCCGGGATGTCGTAGCCACCGGCTGCCGACTTCAGCCCGCCCATTACCATGGCCATCGTTGCCGCAAAAGCTGCGGCCGCCATGCCAGGGCCAACAATCGGGATGCTGGCCACAGACGACGCCGCACCACCGGCGGCCTCGGCCGCCTCCGCGGGGACTACCACGGCAGCCTCTGCCGCCTTCGACGTCGCCTTGGTCGCGCTCGACGCAGCCGCTGCCGCCGCCGTTTCGACGAAGCCCATTTTTTCCAGAATCGAGCGCATCACGCTGCCCTTCTGGGTTTCCATGGTCTTGGCCAACTCCATCGCCGCCCACTTGACGCCCATCTTGACGGTCATCGAGATGAATTCGGCGAGTATCGAGTCGAGAATACCGCCGATCGCCTTTTGCATCGTCGTCGTGCCGGCGATCATGCCGTTGACGCTCTTCTCGAACGCCGACGACACCGGGTCAAGCAACTGCTGCCATGAACGAACGTTCTCGATCGCCATGTCGTTGCTGATCTTGGTCACCTTCAGCGCGTGCTCGCGGTGCATCTCCTCCATGGTGTCGAGGAGCCGTTGCAGCGCTACCGGGTCCATGTTTGGATCCGAACTCATGGCCGCAATGCGCGCCGCCTGCGCCTCTGTCTGGATGAGAAAGCGCCGGTCCTCGTATTGCCGCTGCAACTCCAGCATCTCGGCTTGATTGATGTTGCCGATCTGCAGCTCACGCTGAGCCAGCAGTTCTTCCATCTGCAAGCCGTCCCGCCCAACCTTCTCGCGTGCGTTGATGGCCTCCGAGTCGAGCGCGCGCTGATCCGCGGCGCGCTTCTTCATGATCTGCAGCTCAAGGTCAGCGATCTTCTTGGTGATCGCGATGCGTTCCTTGCCGGAAACGTCCTGCGTGCGCAGAATGTCGGACCAGTACGCGACCTCCTGCTGCTTTGAGAATTCCCGCAGGTTGTGCGTTGTCTGGTAGTAGACCTTCGCCTCGGACAGCGCCGATTCCCAGGCGGGCATTCTCGAATGCGCCGCACCTTTCTTGGCGTCCTTTTCCTTTACGAAATCCTTGCCTTCTTCTGGCCCCTTCTCGACGTCGGCGTGTTGGCCAAAAATCTGGCCTATGCGCTTGGCGGTTTCCTCGCTGGACGTGACCATTTCGCCCATGGCCGCCGACCATGCGCCAGAAATCACGCCGCCGATTCCGCCGATTGCCGCCGCGGCCCCGGCGAAGTCGCCGGCGACGGCTCGCCCGACAGCCTCGGCGACGGCGCGGATTGGCTCGGCGACCGAAACAACCATCGCATTGATGGTTTCCCAGACGACGACAACGCCGTTTTTCAGCGCCCAGAACGCTGATACGAGGCCTCCAACAGCGCCCTTCGCAACGGTGATTGCCGTCGGCATGGCCGACGCCAGCCACTCGCCAAGCTTCGCCATGACCGGAATCAGCTCATTTCCGATGGTATTACGCATGGCGATCATGCCCATGCCCACCTTGTCCATCGCGGAGTCGTAGATCGTCCAGGCGTCGATCGCATCGCCGCTCACCTGGCCGCCAAGACTTCGGATGTAGGCTTCGTCCTCGGCGAACGCCTCGGCATTGGCCAGCAACAGTTTCGAGTTGCCGGCGACCGCGCCGCCGAAAATCTCCTGCGCCGCCGCGTTTCTGGAGGTGCCTTCCTTGTAGCTGTTGACGGTCTCGATCGCCGACTTCATCAGCGTGTTCATGTCGATCAGATGGCCGTTTGCGTCGCGCGTTGTCAGGCCAACCTTGTTGAGTTTTTCCTCATTCTCAACCAACCGCCGCGTCAGCCCGTTGGCTGCTGACTGCACTTCAGCAGTGGTTGATCCGAGTTCGTGCGCGACTTCCACCCATATCCCGGCCTGCGTGGCGGTGATGTTCATCGCGCGCCCGAGCGTAATTGCCGCCTCGGTATAGTCCGCCGTCTCTTTGGCCAGCAGCGCGAATGTGCCAGCGCCGGCAACGACTGCCGTCATACCGATCAACGAGTTCTTGACGCCGTCGACGGATTTCGCCGTCTTCTCCATCTGGTCGTTGATTCCCGAGTGCATCTTTTCCGCCGACGCCTTGCTCTCAGTAGACGCGCGCTCCATGGCCTCGCGCATGCGCCGAGAGTTGTCCTCAACGGTCTTGGCCGCGCTTTCCATGCCCGCCTTGAGCTGGCCGTCCTTCGCTTCAATCGCTACCTGGATCTTTTCGTCTTCAGTCATTGCTCAGTTTCCGGTGGGCAATCCGTGCGCGCGGAGGATTTCGTCAAACTCAACTTCGGAAACCCGCGCTACCGGGATGAACTCGGCAGCGTCTTCGATTGCCGGATGGGACTGTCCGGCGCCGGACGGCCGCGACTTGACGCCGACGAACGCCGCGACGGATAGGTGAACGGGAGGGTGATCTGCCCAATACTCGGAAAGTGCGCGCAGCCGGGGAAGGTCGATGCTCTCGGCGATGTAATCCCACGTCCATCCCGTACAGGCGATGATGTGGGCGTACAGGCCGGGCCAGTCTAGTCCGCCCCCGGCGGCGCCTCCCCCTGGCTTTCAAGCTCCTTGCGCTTGAGGCCGGAGATGTCCATCACGGCTTCGAACACCTCCGCCATGTTGCCGACGTCGATCATTTCGGCAACCTTCTCACGTGTGATGTCCGGGTAGTTTCGCTTCAGCGCCGCGTGCGCCGCGTCGATTACCGTGGCCACCTGCTTCGCGCTGCGCACGTCGCCGGTGAAATTGCTGATGCTGTCCTGCAGCTGTTCGAGCGTACCCAGGGCCATCGGCGGGATGATGAGCATATCGCCGCCGAAATCGACGGCGATGCCCTTGTGCTTGACGGTTGGCATGCGGCTTACTCCTGAACGTAGATGTCGCCGAGCGTCGTCCCGCTGGCGTCGGCCTGCGCGGTGAAGTCGATCTCCGGTACGCTGAAGTCGTCCTGCTTGGTCGAGAACAGCATCAGCTTGGTCGACACGACAGACGCCAGGACGACCAGGGTCTTCTTGCCCTGGAAGGTCGTCTGCATGCGGGCGCCAAACGTTGGCGCGTAGCCCATCGGCAGATTCGTCAGGGCGATGCGCTTCGCGGCGGCGAGCGTGTAGCTGTAGCGGTAGTTGATGTAGACCACGTTGCCGGTATCAGCCGCGGCGAAGGTGTAGACGCCCGCCGCAACGGAATACTGGCCAGTCGCTGGGGCGCTCGCAACGCGTGTCAGCGGGACCGCGTTGGAGTTCAGAACGCCAAGGTCTTCAACCCAAGTACCGGAAGCAGGCGGCGTCGGCGTAATCGTGTAGGGCGTGCTCGGAATCGCGGTACCGACGGCATCGGTGCTGATGGCCATCATCGTTCCGGCGGTCACGCCATTGCCGAAGAAAAGCGAATTCAGCGCGGCGCCGTGGATCTGCGCCCCCTTTATCTTGCCGGTGCTCTTGACCTTGCCACGACCGACCGCAATCGCGAACTGGTTCTGCCCGTGCAGTTCCTTCAGGTCGCCGGAGAACTCGATCGACATCTCCTGCATGGCGCCAACCTTGATCGGCGTCGGGTTGCTGATGGTGTTGCCCTGGGCGTCCAGGAGGGGCACGCCGTAAAAATCGCCTGCACCGAAGATCAGTTGCATGGTGGTTCTCCTTGAAAAGCGGAAACCCGGACAGCTGCCGGGTATGAATCGTCTTTGGTAATGCTTACGAAACCAGAATGCGGATCGGGACGATCGCTACCGTCTGGTCGCCGAGCGTTCCCTCATCCGTCTCGACGCTGCCCTCGATCCAGCAGTGGGCGACCAGGCCTTCGAGGGTTTGCGCGTTCATGGTCGCGTTGTCCGGGGCAATGGCGCTGGTGATGGCGTCGAGCAGCGGGTTCAGCACCGACGATGGCGATGTCGACTTATCAGGCGCTCGCGCGTAGAGGTAGGCGTCGAAGTCCAGCGTCCAGAGCGTTGGCAGGCCCTGGCGTGGCGCAGCGCTTTCTGTCTTGTGCGAGAGGAACAGCGCCGGCTGCTCCGCCGCCGGCGTGTCGCTCCAGTGTTTCAGGCGCCGGCTCGCGGTAACGAAGCCGCTGCCGCCGCCGTCGACACCATTCACAGGCCGGGCGAGGAGGTCGTCTGGGAAGACGGCAGTACACCGCAAGAAGCCGAACGCATCGCCGTCAGCCTGCACGCAAAGTACTGTCAGCAGGTCGCGCCAAAACAGACCTATCGCGCCGTTGAGGTGTTGTGCGAAGACCTCGAGATAACCGACCTCGGAATCGCGCTGACCGGCACGACAGACCGTGTCCGAGAAACGGAAGACGGCCTGGCTATCTGCGACATCAAGACCGGCAAGACCGCTGTCGGCTCCGATGGGCTGGTCAAGACGGCGGGACACGCCTTTCAGATGGGCGTCTATGAGCTTCTCGCCGAGCACGCATCCGGTGAGCGAATCAGCGGGCCTGCCCAAATCATCGGGCTCAACACCGCCAAGACCCCAGCCTCGCAGCGCATCGGGACCGGCCAGATTCACGGCGCCCGGCAAGTGCTGCTCGGCGACGACGAAACGCCGGGGATTCTCGAACTGGCATCGAAGCTTGTGCATTCTGGCAGCTTCTACGGCAACCCAAAAAGCATGATGTGCCATGAGAAATACTGTGCAGCCTTTGCCACGTGCAGGTACAGAAAATGACCTGCCAAGACAAGGACGGATACCTTCGGGGCCCCCTTTTCAAGCTGGTCCACGTAGCAGTTGCTGAGCGCGCACTTGGCAAGCGGCTTCCCGCCGGCGCAGTAGTTCATCACGTCGACGGGAATCGCAAAAACAATGCTCCCGAGAACCTTCTGGTCTGCCCTGACGCCAGCTACCACCGCCTGATTCACGCCAGAGCAACGGCGCTGAATGATGGTGGAAACGCAGCTTGGCGCAAATGCATCTACTGCCATCAGTACGACGCGCCAGACAACATGAGCTTCGTTAAGCGCCGACGCTGGCACTACCACAAGCCCTGCGCCGCGGCCTATCAACGAAACCGCAAGAAGCAACCTAACCAAGGAGAGTTTACATGAACGCACCGACAACCATCGCCACGCTGCGCGAAAGCCAAATGGCGACAAGAGAGCAACAACTGCCAGCAGTAAAAGCCGGCTTCTTCGATCTGCAGGCGTTCGAGCTGATGCAGCGCGTATCCAAGGCGTTTGCAAGCTCCGACCTCGTGCCAAAGCAGTATCTCGGGAATCTGCCCAACTGCATGATCGCCATGGACATGGCGCAACGCATCGGCGCGAACCCGCTGATGGTCATGCAAAACCTCTACATCGTGCATGGCACGCCCGGCTGGTCGAGCAAGTTCCTGATCGCGACGGTAAATGTCTGCGGCCGCTACAGTTCGCTTCGGTACGAGTGGCGCGGCAAAGCCGGTGATGCGGAATACGGCTGCCGCGCTTGGGCAATCGAGCGCGACACCGGTGAGCGCCTTGACGGGATCTGGGTGACGTGGGCGATGGTCCGCGCCGAGGGGTGGGACGCCAAGAACGGCAGCAAGTGGAAAACGATGCCGGACCAGATGTTCGTCTACCGCGCGGCCGCATTCTGGCAGCGCGCTTATGCGCCCGAACTTGGCATGGGCCTGCAGACCACAGAGGAAATCAACGACACTTTTGACGCCCGCCGCGACAGCGATGGGCAATTCTCCGTCGACCTTGAGTCGCTGCGCGCAGCCGAAGAGGGCGCGAGCATCGATCAGTCGACCGGCGAAATCAAGGGCGCCTCACACACAGAAGAGAAGCAGCCGCAGAAGGTTCCGCAGCAGATGCCGAAGGCCGAGCCAGCCGCGCAAAGCGACTGGACCGAGGAGGACGAGGCGCGCGCCCGCGCCGCAGAGATTGCCGAGCAGCAGCAGGAACAGCGAAGGCAAGCGCCGCCGGCCCGGCCGCGCCGCGAGCGTGAACGTGGCTCGATGGGGATCGAGTAGCGATCAACTCAGCGACAGGTAGCGGGTTGAACTCCTGAAGCAGCGCGCCTGCCGCCCGCATCGACAAAGTTAAGGAGAAAGCAATGAACTCACCAGAAATGAAAGCCGTGCTCGGCATGACCGCCGACACGGTAGGCAAGGATCTTCTGAGCGCCTTGGTCACCGAACTGCGGCTGCTGCCGGAACCCTGGGCGAAGACGCCCAAGAGCAAGCAGAACGACATCATCGACCGGCTGCGCGACCGCGTTGCGGCCAACGTCAAGATGGCCGTCCATCTGATTTCCGCAAGCGGGCGCACGACGGTAACGGGCGAGCTCGAGCAGATCACGATCAAGGGCGGCGCCAAGGCGGTCATCAACGTCAGCCGCGCGGCCGAATCGCTGCATGACTTCTACGATGCGCAGGGGACGGACGTGCTCATCGTGGTGTCGGGTCAGGCCAGTCACACGGCGGGAATGGACGAAATCCAGGGCGAGGAAGACCAGCGCGCCTTAGACCTCGGCCACGAGTACCACGACAACGACGGCGGAGGAATGGATCGCTACCACGACGACGGCACCATCGAAGGCGAAGTGCTTGGCCTGCCGGCGCCGGATAAAGATGCACCCAGCCAGAAGGAGCTTGACGACGCACACATTGCCGGCGTTGAAGCCGGGAAGTCTGGCAAGCCGAAGACCGACTGCCCGAACGTCCGCGCCGAGCTTGTCAAGGCTTGGATGCGGGGCTGGATGTTCGGGAACGAACAGCACAAAGGTGAGGACAAGTCATGAAAATCACCGCCATCCAAGCCAAGAACGTCATCGGCGCCCGCGACGTCGACGTGAATCTCTCGCGCCCGGTCACGCTGTTCTGTGGCGCGAACCACTCGGGCAAATCGAGCCTTTCCGAAGCTGTACGCATGGCGCTGATCGGTGAGCCCTCGCGCGTCAGCCTCAAAAAGAACTACCAGCAGCTCGTTACCGAAGGCGCCGACGTTGGGTATGCGGTCGTCGAGTACGACCGCGGGCAGTCGGCGATTACCCTGCCCAACGGGGCCCACGAGCACACCGGCAGCCGCCGCCCGTCCGAACTGCTGCCGTTCGTCCTCGACGCGCAGCGATTCGCTCGCCTTGATGCCAACGAGCGCCGGCAGTTCCTGTTCTCGCTGACCGGCTTGTCGATCACCGGACACGAAGTGACGAAGCGCATGATCGAGCGCGGGTGCGACGCTGCCAAGGTCGAAATCATCGCCCCGCATCTGCGCGCTGGAAGCGACGCTGCGCACAAGGAGGCACAGACCAAGGCCCGCGAGGCCAAAGCCGCATGGCGCGCAATCACCGGCGAGACCTATGGCGCCGTGAAGGCCGCAACGTGGAAGGCGCCGAAGCAAGAACGGGCAGACGACAAGCTGGCTCCCACCATGGAAGCGCTTGTGCGGATCGAGGCGCAGATCGAAACCAACACAGGCACCCTCGGCGACATGAATGGCCGCGCCAAGCGCGCCGCAGAGCAAGCCGGAAAGCTGGCAGAACTGCGCGCCAAGGCCGGCGGATACGCGCGCATCGCCGACAAGATCAAGCGTGATGAGGCAGAGCTGAAGCAATGGGAGGCGAAGGTCGCAGCAGCCGGCAAAGCGGCCGGGCAGAGAATGCCAGACGAGCCGACCTACACCTGCCCGAGCTGCTCAGTTGTTCTCCGGCACGACCACGTCGACGGCGCCTTGGTCGAATACACATCCCCGCCGCCGGTCGATCACGACGCCGCCGGCAGGCTTCGCGAGTACCAGGACGCCGCCGACCTGATGCGCCGGTGCGTGGCCAACGGAAAGCGCGACCTCGCCGCCGCGGACGCAGCAGCACAAGCCCTCGCGGAGATCGAAGACGCCGGTCTTGCCGAAGCGCCGGACGCGGAGGAAATCGAGGCGCTAAAAGCCGACACGGACGAACTCAGGCGGCAGCGCTCGGAACTGCAAAAGATACTCCGTGAGCTTGAGGGCGCAGAGCGCGACGCGCAGCAGGCCGACCAGCGAACCGCGGGTGCAGCGACGCACCATGCCGACGTGCAGCAATGGGAAACGATCGCCGCCGCCCTGGCGCCGGACGGGATCCCGGGCCAGATGCTCGGCGAGGCGCTTGGTCCGGTGAATGGCCGGCTGGTCGATACCGCCTTCTCGACTGGCTGGATGAACGTCGCCATCACGTCGGATATGGAAATCACCGCAGACGGCCGCCAGTACGCCCTGCTCTCGGAGTCCGAGCGGTGGCGGGTCGACGCCATGATCGCCGAGACGATCGCGCACCTGTCCGGCGAGAAGCTGCTCGTTCTCGACCGCGTCGACGTGCTCGACATCGAGGGTCGCGAGGACTTGCTGTTCTGGCTAGACGATCTGGCCAGCAGCGGCGACGTTGACACGTGCATTCTGTTCGCCACGCTGAAGTCTCTGCCGGCCAAGCTGCCGGACAGCATCCAGCCGATATGGATCGAGAACGGGTGCGCGGTTCCTGGACGGGTGAAAGAAGCAGCATGAGCGCGAAACTGATCCCAGCGGCCACCTGGGCTGCCGCCAGGATGGACCCGCCGCCATCCGGCCAGATGCTGCGCAGATGGTGCCGTGCTGGCAAGATACCCGGCGCAGTTCGCATGGGGCGAGAATGGCGGGTGCCGGCGGACGCGGAGTACTGCGCCAAGCCTGAGCCGGAGAATGCGAAACTATTGGAGCTGATCTATGGCCGCGGGAATCAGGCAGCGTAACCGCCGCACTTGGCCGCGCGGTCTCGAAGAGCCGCGGCCAGGCTATTACGTATGGGCGCCGCCAGCTGACGTGCGCGGGCTTGTGCCAAACCTGCCGGCTTCCGGTCGGATCAGTATCGGTCGAGTGACACTGGACGTCGCCATCGCCCAGGTCATCGAAGCTTACATGTCGCTGGCGGGCAGGATTACCGAGCGCCGACTGGTCCATGCGATCCACGACGCACCTGACACCCTTGACGACTGGTGCCTGCAATACCTCGACCAGATCGCATCCCGCGACATCACGGCCGAAACGATCGCCACATCGCGACGCCGGCTGCGACCGGTCAGAGAAGCGCTCGGGCATCTGCAAGTGCAAGCCGTGACAACGCGCCATGTCTCGACCTACCTGGCCACCATCGCCAGCACGCCACGCACCCAGCAGGCAACCAGATCGCTGCTGAACGACCTGTTCCGCGAAGCGATGGCAGCCGGTTGGTGCGCCACCAACCCGGTTGAGCCAACGCGAGCTCCAAGAGTCGCGACGCAGCGCGGCAGGCTGTCGCTTGAGGCGTTCAAAGCGATTCACGCTTGGTCGCTGACGAATCAGCCGGCATGGGCAACGAGGGCGATGGAACTGGCGATCGTCACCGCCCAGCGCCGCGGCGACATCGCCGCGATGACCTTCGGCGCGGTCAAAGATGGCCGCTTGCTCGTGGCGCAGCAGAAGTCCGGTGGGAGCACCAAAGTTTCCATACCGCTGTCGCTGCGCCTCAACGAGATCGGATGGACGGTCGGCGACGTTATAGGCCGATGCCGCGACGCCGCGGTCAGCCGTTACCTGGTGCACCACTCGTCGGCAGTCGGCCGCGCAAAGTCGGGCGACAAAATCAGGGACATGACCCTCGGGCAGGCGTTCGCCGAAGCGCGCGACGCAGCGGCCGTGTCGGTTGCAGGGAAGACGCCGCCCACGTTTCACGAAATTCGAAGCCTGTCGCTACGGCTCTACGATGAGCAAGGCGTCAACACGCAAGCACTCGCCGGCCACAAGAGCGCGGACATGACGAGCGTCTACCGCGACGTTCGCGGGGACGAATGGATCATGGTTGAAGCGAAATGA